ATAGATATTCTTGTTGCCACAGGTTGAGAATCATAAAACGCGGACCATCCTTGACCATCTTCCGAATGATCAACACCAAATGCAGTACAAGCACATATTTTTGGTTGAGGTAATGCTTTAATTCTTTTATCACCATTCATATAACGAATAAAAAATACATTTGGCGAGTTAATTAAAATTCCATTACCACTTAAAGATGGTAGTGTATTTAATTTCATAAACTTAATTATTTCTCGCATTCGTTTACCCTCAGGTCCACTTCTGGGTACAAATTTCCAACTAAAAGTAAAATCACGCATACTTGGACCCTGAAAAAGAAGTTCCATATTTGGATTCGCTACCACTCCACCTCGTCTTGCTAAAATATCACTAGGCTCTACATTTAACCCAGCTGTATTTTGAAGAAGACTTGCAACAAGGGATACACCAAGAACTGATCTAGCATCTCCCGACGATCCGCCAAATGCTCTCCCAACTCCCTTTCCTGCATCCAGGCCAGCCTGAACCATTCCAACTAAATTTCCTTGCAACAACGACTGCGCCACCGGATCAACTACTCCAACTCCAATAGAAGATAACAATGGCAGGGTTTTCATTCCCCAAGTTGCCGAAGAACTATCTCTAACTTCGGATGGAATTGGTAAAATAAGCTCACCTTCATATTCATAGTCTGGTGGAGGAAGACTTGCATTGGCAGAAACAAGTCCAGCTAGAGCTTTTTCCAGACTTAACCCACTTCCTTGAGGTGGTTTATATTTAAGTGCTCTAATTCTCATATGATCTTGTGCTCCATCACCCGTATATTGCATGTCTATGGGCATGGCAAAAACTTTTGAATCTAATAAATTTTTGCCAGAGGTGTTTAATAGTGTATTTGGGTCAAAAGCAGATGCTGGGATTTCATTTCTAGTATTTTGAGGTTGCCCTTTTGCTACATCACTAGTTGATATAATATATGCTGATTCTGTAACTACTCCGTTTACGCTGATAACTGATGCCCCAGGTGTTGCTGTTATGGCAGCATTAATTTTTGTTATATTGGTTGCATTATTTCCTACTGCAATCGCCTCTGTATGGTTTAAATAAGTTCCAGATGAGTTTTTAACTCCAAGTATTTTTCCATGATCTGATCCTTTTACAGATACTTCTGCCGATCCATTGGTAGATCCATTCGGCAAAGTAATTCCAGTAACATTAATTACAGTATTCTTATCTTTTACCAAATTTGCCATTATTCGTTTCCTGACCAGACTTTACTTTCGGAGACATATCTTCCACGCGGATCTCTAAAATCCTGCACAGGTAATTTGGATAAATTTTCCCACTCTTTGGATGGAACTTTTAAAAATGAACCGCAATTTTTAATAAAATAAGTATGTAAGCAAATTGTTGGCGCTATGCCACGCCATTCCCCTCCTTTATTTATCAAACTTTTAGCAACACTTGGTCTAATATCAGGAAAAAGATAATGCAAGTTTGCTCCAAATAATTTCCCTTTTGACGGGTCAATATTAATTATATAAAGCATTGGGTATCTATCATAATATGGATAGTTGTATGGATACTCTGCGCTATACGAGAAAAAATATAAACTTCCATTTGGAGTTATATTGGCGGTATCAATATCATCATCACTATTTTTGAAATCAATTGCATTTAATTGTTCTTCTAAAAGTGCTCTATATGCACCTTTAGAATTTGATTTTCCTTTTAGTGAATTGATGATATTGTCGTATATACTCATACTCCTAAATCATCCTCCGTTAAAATTTTAAACTCCAATAACCTATTATCACAATATTCCTTTGCCGCTTTCCACTTTGCTTGATTTTTTGCGTATTCATATACCTCATTCATCCAATTTTTCGTTTTCCTTTTTGGATTTTCTGAAGGGCCAATAACTTGTTTTTTTGGTTTAATCTCAATTAAATATTTTTTAATTTGCCCACTTTTTTCCTTAACTTTGATGTAAAAGTCTGGAAAGTATCTATGTATTTTTCCATCTAATGGAGAAATATATGGTACGATGATTTCCTCACTACCAAACTCTAAAATATTCTCATTATTATCACAATACTTTAAAAATTTCAATTCCCAAGAAGACCGATAAACAACATTTGTTGGATCGCCCTTGTACTTTTGATAATTTTTTACTTTGTATTTTCCTTGATAATAATTACGCATATACATATTATAGATATACTACTTATTTATCTTTAGATGCCATTTTTTACCGAACAAAATCCAGAAAGACTGAAATATAATATAGCAAGTGTAATAAATACATTTTCTAAAGTATCCACTACGACTTTTTTCAAAGTCACTTTTCCTATCAATGCCACATTGAGAACTTGGTTAGAAGGTGCTGGCATTTATGATCGAAATGATTCTGATGGATTTGATGGTATGGAAAAAATTGAATTGTTATGTTCAGAGGCAATGATTCCTGGACCAAGTTTTAAAAATACTGAAATTATTGGTAATAGGCAAGGACTTGTTGAAAAATATCCTTTAATTCGTGCATTTCCAGAATTAACATTGACCTTTTATGTCGATAAAAATCATGCAGTAATTAGATTTTTTGAAGAGTGGTTTAATTATATCAATCCTTTACATTATGGAGGAAAAGCGATTCCATCCACAAGAAGAGGTCAGAATGATTCTGATGCTTTTGAAAATGCTGCTCATTATCACATGAGATATCCCGATGAGTATTGTCAGCACATTTTATTGACTAAGTTTGAAAAGGATTTGCAATCAGGTGGATCGGCAACTAACTCATCATATTATACATATGAGTTTATTCAAGCGTTTCCGTCCAATATTACAGGAGTTCCAGTATCTTATCAAGGATCTCAAGTGTTGAAATATACTGTTGTGTTTGATTACATGCGTTATATTACTAGAAGAACCCCAGCGACTACTCCAGATGCAATATTTGGACCCAATTCGATACCTGTATCTGATTTAACAACTGTGGATCTAATTTCCCAATTATTCTAAGACCCCTAAATAAATTATTGATATTGATTTTATGCCATTACCAGAAATTGCTACACCAATTTACGATCTTGTTCTTCCATCAAATGAAAAGAATTTAAAATTTAGACCATTCTTAGTTAGAGAAGAAAAACTTTTAATTATTGCACTAGAGTCTAAAGATACAACTCTAATTACTAATGCAATAAAGCAAGTTATATCTAACTGTGTAATAACAAAAGGAATTAAAGTTGATGAATTGCCAATTTTTGATATTGAATATTTATTTTTAAATATTCGATCTAAGGCAATTGGGGAATCAATTGAGTTAATTGTTACTTGCGGTGATGATGGCGTTACACAAGTACCTGTTACAATTTATGTTGATGAAATTAAAATTCATAGATTAGAAAATCATACCGATGTAATTTCAATTGAAAACGGATATTCTATTAAAATGAAATATCCATCTTTGGATCAATTCATTGGAAATAATTTTAATATCTCTAGTAAATCTTCAGAGACTTTGGAGAGATCATTCAAATTGATTTCTACCTGTATTGATATGGTGTATAATGAAGAAGATTGTTGGACTGCATCAGACTGTACCGAAAAGGAATTGACTGATTGGATTGAAAAGTTAAGTCCCAAAGATTATAAAAAAATAGAAGCATTTTTCAAGACCATGCCAAAATTGAAGCATACGATTGTAGTAAAAAACCCAGAAACCGGAATAGATAATCCTGTCGTTTTGGAGGGCTTATCCGATTTTTTCGCATAGCCCTGGCAAAGGAAGATCTTGAAACATATTTCAGGATCAATTTTGCCTTGATGCAACACCATAAATACTCTTTGACTGAACTAGAAAATATGATTCCTTGGGAAAGGGAAATTTATCTTGAACTTTTAAAACAACATGTAGAAGAACTAGAAGAAAAGAACAGACAAAATGCCTGAAGAAACTCCAAAACAAAATGTAATTGATATCTCTAAGTTTTTTGGGGAAAAAACTTTGGAATCTACTGATGTTCGAGTGAATAAAGGACAGGTTCTTAAAATTCAACCATCTTTTATTTCTTCACTAGAACTTGCAAAATTATTGGATGTTGTTGCGAGTAGTGTGGAAGATAAAAACAATGCTTTAACAAAAATAAAATCTGATCAAAGATCTGATGCAATAGAAAGAGAAGAGAGATCTAGATCTGATCTTAAATTCGAACAAGCAATATCATCACTGATGGGGGATATTGGAGGATTAAAATCATCTTATGGTAATATTTTAAAAACTTTAGAAAATGATAGAAAACTGCGAGAACAGGAACTTCAGGATGAGCAGCAAAAAACAAAAATATTGAAAGCAGAACAATCTGAAGTTGATAAGGGAGTTAGTTATGGTGCATCTACCGCAGTAGCATCCCAATCCTTTACTGGTCAAACTTCAAATTCTCAGACTGAAGAGGATATTCTCTTCAGTAAAAAAACTTCTAATGGTAAGAAGAAAGGTAATGTTTTAGGTGGATTATTTGGTGCTGCCATGGCTGGAGGAGCATTAACGGCACTTACTGGCGATCCTAAGCCGGATCCTGGTGCAAGTCCTAGTAGTGGTGGACCCGTCGGTACTTCTCATGGAGTCAATCTAAAAGCTCTTGCTGATGCTACTTCCAGTGCAGAAGGAAATTATACTTCTGTAGGTATACCAACCAAGTCTGGTCATGGATTGGGAAGGTATCAGTTTATGACTGAAAGAGCTGATACTAAGAAAGTTTTATTAAAAAATGCAGGTAATAATAAATCACAAGTCCAATCATTAATAGATAAATCTTTGCAAGGAGATTCATCTGCTGCAAATAAATTAATAAAATATTTTCCACCTGAAGATCAAGATGCTTTATTTAAAACTCACGCAGAAAATACGTTATCTCAAATAAAATCAAAATACCCAAATGCAGATGAATCTTTTTTAGTTCAAAAGTTTGGGGTATATCATTTAACTGGTGGAGACAATCCAAATTCTGCAGATGGTCTTGGAACTAGCGGAAAAGCACATGGAGATAAAATTTTAAGATCATATAAAAAATTAAAACCAGCATCAACAGCAACTCCAGCAGGATCAACATCAAAAGCAACAGCACTCCCACAACAACCAGAAATATCATCAAAACCATCCCAAGTTGCCGCAGTTTCCACCGCAGCAACACCAACTCAAATGAAATCAGAATCGCAGGGAGCACCAATCATAGTTGCACAATCACCAAAACAATCTTCTAATAGTGGCAGTAATACTGCTTACTCTTCAACATCGCAAGATTTAAATATTTTTTCTTCTACTAACGAAAGTAATTTATATGCAACTCATGTGATTAGAGAATTAAATATCGTTACATAACATGGCACAAACTTTAATTGAAGTAAACACGAAAAATGTTTTAGAACTTTCCAATGATATTGAAGAGTTGACATCAAAGTTTAAATCCATAGTGTCAACTATTTCAAATGAAGATAAACAATTATTTAATGCAAAAATTTTAGAAAATCAACAACAGTTTTCTATTGGATTGCAACTTTTAAAGAAACAGGAAAAGGATCAACAACAACAAATCAAACAATTATCTGTTGCTGAACCACAATCTCAACAAATTCAAACAGCATTAAAACCAGAACAAGAAGAAGATTCTGAAGAAGATGAAGAAAAACCTAAATCATTTTTAAGTCCAATACTTGCTCCTGCTGCCGCCCTGGGTGCTGGTGCTTTGATTGGGCAGTACGGACAATCAAATTCGGAAATAGGTTCTCCTGGAGATACTGATGGACAACAAACTGGATTGGATATGAGTCTTGCTGGAGGAATTGGTGCTCCAATTAATGCCCCAATAGATTTAATTTATAAATTCAAAGGTACAGATGGAATGCCATCGGTGGGTCTTAATGGAACTGCGGAGGCACTTGGCCCTTCAGGAAGTGGATTTGGTTACTATGGCGCTTACTATTATCAAAAAAATGGAAAACTTTATGAAGTTTTGATGGGACACTTTGCCGCTATGGCGTATAAAGGATCTGCAGAAAATCAACCAATTCCTAAAGGAACTTTATTGGGATATCAAGGAGCATCTGGTAGGACTGTTCGTGGTGATGGAACAAATAACCCTTACCCCCACATATCTTTACATATTAATGGGGTTGGATTTAGAGCAAATAATCAAGATTTGCTTTTTTTTGCAAACCTACTTAAAAGTGGAGGAGGGTCTAGTGTTCAACCACAATCTAACAGAAATAAAGCTGCGACTTTACAAGGATCAAACAATAAGCCTTCACCAGTTGTTATATTACAATCCTCAGCAAACAAACCACAATCATCATACTCACAGGCTTCATCTACTTCTATGTTAAATAGTAATAATAAATCTGGATTGAGCATGGAAGAAATTTATTTTGCTACGGTGTAAATAAATGGCAGAAAATAGATATTCTATACAAGAATTTAAAATACAACCATTATCAGGAGATATAGACACTCTTGATATTCGTGGCGGCGTGATATCTCTGGAATATTATGAAGATATTCTTTCACCATCTATTACTGCAACTGTTCTATTTTCCTCATCCGACGTCAAAAAAGATGATGGATATAGTGATGTTGACATATTTTGTGGAGAAGGTGTAATTTTTGATATCGAAGTCCCAGATTTCCCCAACTTAGATCTTACTAAAGATGGAATGTGCGTCAGAAAAATTTCTGCAGATAAATCTGGTCGTCGAGGTCTATATCTACTAGAATTAGTAAGTAAAGAATCTATCAGTAATGAAACTACCAGAGTTGTAAAAAGATTTGAAACAAAAATTGAAGAAAGCGTTAAAGAAATTATAAAATCATTAAAAACAAAGAAAGAGATTAAAACTGATAAAACTTTTAACAAATATAATTTTGTTGGTAATACAAAGAGACCTTTCGATTTAGCAATATGGTTATGTCCAAAATCTGTTCCCGAAGACAATGGAACTCCAGGATTCTTTTTTTATGAAACACAGGATGGATACAATTTCAAAAGTGCTAATAATTTATTGACTGGCGGCGGTGGGATTGTTAAAGAAGTATACACTCAAAAAGAAACTAGGGATAATCCAGGAAATAAAAAAAATAACTTTAAAATATTGAGTTCAAATATAAGTAAGAACAATGATATAATGTTATCATTAAGACTAGGAATGTATTGTAATAATAATTTATTTTACAATATGTTT